AGATAGAGATAGAGATAGAGATAGAAAAGAGATAGAAGAAGAAGTAGAGAATAGGAAGCTATCTTCTGCTGCTGATAAATCAGATTTCAATATCTTTGACTATTATCAAAATCGAATCGGTCTATTAGATGGTTTCCAACTTCAACAGATTGAAGCCTATCAAGCTATTGATGGATTAGAGCCAGATTTAATCAAGATAGCTATTGATAAAGCAGCCGATAATTCTAAACGCTCTTTTGGCTATGTTAACTCTATCTTGAAGTCTTGGGCACAGAATGGAATTAAAACCGTAGCCCAACAGCGAGAGGAACAGAATAGTTTCCAATCCAATAAACCAAATAGCGATAAACCAAAATTTGGTCCAGCTTGTAGCAAATACTAGAGGTGATGCTTATGAGTTTAGAAAGCACAGCTAAGCAAATGCGAAGGCAGTATATGACGGTTAGCGATAAATATTGCGAGAAACATAAACGGCATTATATAACCATTCACATCCCAAGCTCAACCCCTTACACTGCATGCGAGCTATGCCATCGTGAGGAACAAGAACGCTTAAACGCTGTTAAAGCACAAGAGCAGTACGAACGAGAGCAAGAGCAGAAACGCTTGTACTTCCTCAAAGATTTCAGCTTGCTGGATGACGACTTGAAGAATGCTAGCTTTGACAATTACAAGGCAGTAACCAGAGAGCAGAAAGAAGACTTGAAAAATGTCAGAAATCAACTTAAAGGCTATCTTGACGGTCAAGACTACAACATTGTTTTGATTGGCGATACTGGAGTGGGCAAAAGCCACCTAGCATATTCAGCACTTAAAGCTTTGTCTGATCACACGAAAAAGACGGGGCTATTCATCAACGTGGTTGACCTATTAGCCAAAATCAAAGAGGATTTCAGTCTTGAAGCTGAATATATCAGACGCATTTCGGAAGCTGAATGGCTAGTGCTCGACGATTTAGGCACTGAAAAAGTGACAGAGTGGTCTAACGGTATCTTGCACAGCATTTTAAACAAGCGTACCAAAACTATCATTACCACCAACCTAAGCCCACGAGACATCATGGGCGTTTATGGAAAGCGTGTCTATTCTCGAGTTTTCAAGAAGACAGGACTTGGAACGACGAATGAGCATGTTTATCAGTTTAAGACACAACAAGATAAGAGGATGATGCTTTGACAGAAACGGAAGTAAAACTAAAACTCTTTGAAGACTACGAGCGTATTCATGGGCTTGTGTTTTCGAAAGAGCACAAACAGAAAATGATGGATGATTTAGATCTATATTCGTTCATCGAGAAAATCAATGAATATATGTATTTCGCTAAGAAATCAACGCAGATTTTTAGCGCACACTAAAGGAAGACAAGATATGACAAATCAACTACAAACACAAAACAAAAGGGATATTTCAACAGATACAAGCGCTTGGACGTTTCAAGATATCAAACGATACTACGACCCACAAGATTTGCTGACAGAAAAACAAGTTGGGCAAGCTTTATCGCTGATTAAAGGTCGTAACCTCAACCCATTGCTAAACGAGGTCTATATCGTAGCTTACAAAAAGAAAAATGGTGGGGCTGAATTTAGCTTAATCGTCTCAAAAGAAGCATTCTTGAAGCGCGCAGCACAAAACCCGAACTATGAAGGCTTTGAAGCCGGAGTGGTAGTTGTTGACGATTCTGGTGATATGGTAGAGCGAAAAGGGGCGCTGCTACTACCTAACGACACGCTCGTTGGTGGTTGGGCAAGAGTTTACCGCAAGAATTTCAAGGTTCCTGTAGAGGTTTTCGTTAGTCGTGAAGAATACGACAAAAAGCAAAGCACTTGGAACGCTATGCCAGCTACCATGATTAGAAAAACCGCTCTTGTCAACGCCTTACGTGAAGCTTTTCCAGAGGATTTAGGAAATATGTACACTGAAGACGATGGCGGTGAAACATTCGACAGAATCAAAGATGTAACGCCACAAGAGACACAAGAGGACGTTAGAGCTCGTAAGTTAGCGCAAATCGAACAAATGAAGCAAGAACAAACGCATTTCCAACAAACAAGTAAAAGCAATTCTCAACCGGTTGCCAACTCACAAAACGAGCCAGTTCAAGGCGAACTTCTCGACTACTAACGAGGTGTGAATAATGCAAGAATTACAAGTTAATATTGAACAAGCCAAAGTTGAGATTGTAGGTCAAGAGGTTTTTGAAAAAGGAATTGCTGATGTAGTTGCTAAATATCAAAATTACACAGTCACCGCTGGCACCATTAAAGACGACAAGAAAATCTTGGCTGAATTACGAAAATTAACCAAGCAAATTTCAGACGAACGTATCAAAATCAAGAATGAGTTATCAAAACCAGCGACGGATTTTGAAAAATATATCAAGGAAACAGAGAAACCTCTTAAAAACATTATCAACCAAATCGCAAATGATGTGAAAGAGTTCGAAAACCATCAAAAAGCACTGAGATTGGACACGGTTAAAAGTTATTTAGCTAACAAAGCCAGCGACTATATGATTGACCCTCGTATTTTTGATGAAAAAGCAACGGAATACATCAAAAATGGCGATTTTATGGCGGACGGTGTAACTCTTAAAAAAGCGACTATGAAGGCATTAGATGACATGGTTACTTTTGAATATCAAAAGCAAGAGGAACTCAAGAAAGCCACTCAATCCATATCTGGGCTCTGTTCAGAATACGGAATGACCGACCAACCGTATATCCGCATGCTTCAAAATCTGACATTGGCAGAGGTGTTAGATCAGATTCGTTCAGACCATGCTTTTGAATTGCAAAAACAAGAAGCTGAGCGCCAAAGACAAGAACAAGAAGCATTGCGACAAGCTGAGTTGCAAAATCAAAAAGAAAAGATTGCAGAAACGAAACCAACGGCATTAGTTGTCGATTCAGAAACAGGCGAAATTATCGAAAACACGCCAATAACCGAGGAAGCCAACACCCCAGAGCCAAAACGTTATCGCCAAAAAATGACACTTGAAGTCTACTTTGAAGATTCAGACGACAAAGACAGATTCAAGCGCCTGCTTAGCGAAAACGGATGGGAATACAAACAAAACTACACCGTCAGCGGCTATCAAAACATAGCTAGTGTGAGTGAAGAAGAACTGAAAACACATTTAAGTTAATGTCAGATTCAAAGATCTAAAGAACCAAAAAAATTCTAGGAGAAAATCAATGATCAATAATGTCGTGCTGGTTGGAAGAACAACCAAAGACCCAGAGCTACGCTATACGCCTAGCAATGTCGCAGTAGCTACGTTTAGCCTTGCCGTTAACCGTAACTTCAAGGACGCTAACGGCGAGCGTGAAACAGACTTTATTAACTGTGTTATCTGGCGTCAGCAAGCTGAGAATTTGGCTAACTGGGCTAAAAAAGGCGCTTTGATTGGTATTACTGGGCGCATTCAGACCCGTAGCTATGAGAATCAGCAAGGTCAACGGGTGTATGTCACTGAAGTAGTCGCTGAGAACTTCCAAATGTTGGAGAGCCGTGCAGCGCGTGAAGGTAGCAGCGCCAATCAAGGCAACACTTCGGGAGCGTTTGGCAATGACAACGGCTATGCAGGGCCTTATGGTCAGCAAGCACCACAACAGCAAGGGCCAAATTTTGCAAGGGATAACGGCCCATACAGGAACAGTAACCCTATGGATATCAGTGATGATATGCTACCGTTCTAATTTGAGGAGGGTTTATGGATGTTAAAGAAATAAAGGGGTATGAGGGGATATATGAAGCACATTCGGATGGGACAATTTGGTCCTGCAAAAATAAAACAACTTATAGTTTTGTAAGAGGAAAGACAACAAAAAGAGTTTGGAAACAAAGAGAGATAAAACCTCAGACAGAAAAAAGGAAAAGAAGCAATCACTATGATAAGCGAGTGAAATTGTGGAAAAACAAAAAGATGACAACTCACCTAGTGAGTAGGCTGATTGCTCAAACTTTCATCCCAAACCCAGAAAATAAAGACTATGTCAATCACAAAAACGGCAACCCTTTAGACAACTCCGTAGAAAATCTTGAGTGGGTGACGAGGTCAGAAAATATGAGGCATGCTTTTAAAAACGGGTTGTTGCAAACAAATAAGAAAGTGACTCTAGTAAGCAAGGCGGACGGTGTAACAATGAAATTCGACAGTTTAAGAGCGGCTAGTGTATTTCTTGGGAGAAATAAAAGCTATTTGAGCAATGTTATTAAAAATGGGAGAACGCTCGATAATTACGAGATTGTGGTGGTTGAAACATGAAAATGACTTTAAATATCGAGCCTAAACCTCAAACAAGGCCACGATTCAGCAAGTTTGGAACTTATGAAGACCCGAAAATGAAGGCTTGGCGTCGTCAATGCTCGCAACTTATCGAGCAAGAATATGACGGGCAATTCTTTGACGGACCGATTTCAGTCGATGTCACCTTCTACATGAAGGCCCCGCTTAATGTGTCGAAGAAACCCACGCCAAAAGCCAGAGCTAAAACGTGGGACACATTCAAGGAATTCATGGATGAAAGACTTTGGCATGCGAAAATCCCGGACGTTGACAATCTGGTCAAATCGCTCTTTGACAGCATTTCAAAAGCTGGTTACAACAAAGTTGATAAGAAGGGTATCGTCTGGACGGATGACAGTATCGTTTGCGATTTAAGAGCTCGCAAGAAGTACAGTCCTAACCCACGCATTGAACTTGAAATTAAGGAGCTTGGATGAATAGCAAATATAAGGACAAATTGGTCGGTGTGTATGCACCGGGGAACTATGGACATACAAGCGTATTAGATCAGACACAAGAATTTTCGAGATGGTTTTGGAGCAACTGCAAGGATATGGAGCTTATCGGCATTACGCTAGGCATCGATGTTAAGAAGCTCAATCGGATTTTGACACTTGAGCAACTACCAGACGAAGACTTGTTAAGAAAGATGGTAGAACTATGCAACGTAAAGGAAGTAGAACAATGACAGAAATTAGATTACAAAATCCATACATGGATCAAACAATCAAGGTGAAAGAAAAGCTCAAACGCATTCAGGACATGTTGGAATGGCTCGAAGTAGGAAATATACAATGTCTTCAGTTACAGCAGATTGAGCCAGAAGAAAGAATGATAACTATTAGTCCTAAGAATTTTGCAAAGATTGATTATTACGAAGTAGAGGAAGCAGAATCATGAAATATAAAGTAGTGGTCTATTACGACGGCATGGAAGACAGCGAGCATATCTTCAGCAACAAGAACGACGCTATCAACGAATTACATCGTTTGAGAGGTGTTAAATATCGCAATCCTAGGATGTATACAGTAGAGCATGGCTTGATGGCTACGAGGTCGAGAGCGAGCCTAGATATACGGTTGAGTTTAAAGGGATTGACGACAATTACAAGTTTTTGAACTATGGTACATCTTTTAAAGACTGGACTTTTGATGATGGTGAAGGCGCGAAGGGGGTAAGAGTAGCCCACACCCGCAAAGAACTAGAAGATGCTAATTTCGGGTGGGTGTTCAATTGCGAGGGTGTAGAAGTGAAAGAGGTAACGGATGAATAACCTAATCAATAAAATTAACCATTGGGCAGACGAACGCAATTTAAAGCAAGCTGACCCAAAGATTCAGTGGATGCGTGTAACTGAAGAAGTCGGAGAGATTCGAGATGTACTCTTGAAGCCGACTAAATTCACGGAACCGCAAGCGGCACTCAAGGACGCTATCGGTGACACGCTAGTAACAATTATCGTGCTAGCACATCAACTTGACCTTGATGTAACTGAGTGCCTTGGTATTGCATACGAGGAAATTAAGAATCGGAAAGGAAAGATGGTAAATGGAACATTCGTCAAAGAAGAGG